ATTCCCACCCACCACCACTTTTACTTGCACTACCCCCTTGCGCACAATTACTCTAGGGTCCCATGTGGTATGCTGAGTACACTATGAAAAAGCCCGGACTGTACGAGAACATTCACGCGAAGCGCGAGCGCATTAAAGCCGGGTCCCCGGAGCGCATGAGAAAGCCAGGGACCCCTGGAGCGCCGACTGCGAAGGCATTCCGTGACTCAGCTAAAACTGCCAAGCGCAAGTAGCCAGGCACCGGGGACCCCTACCCCGGCTGCGATTGACTTTAACGATCCTCTGATCAAGGAGCTGAACAAGCTCCCGACGGATGATTTGATTGCGTACGAGAACCGGCTGAAGTGGGTGAATCAGAGGCATAAGCACCAGAAGCCCCCGAAGGGGGATTGGACAGTCTGGCTCTTGCTGGCGGGACGCGGAGCGGGTAAGACTCGAGCCGCAGCCGAATGGGTGTGGTGGCAGGCTTACAAGGCGCCGGATACGCGCTGGTTGGTGTGTGCACCGACCTCAGCGGACATTCGCGATACGTGTTTTGAGGGTGATTCGGGCTTGATGCAGGTGATGCCTGAGCGTGTTGTTCAAGAGTACAACAGGTCGCTATCGGAAATTATTCTGAAGAATGGTTCGCTAATCAAAGGCATTTCAGCGGAGACGCCTGATCGGCTGCGTGGTGGGCAATGGCACGGTTGTTGGACTGACGAGCTGGCTGCGTGGCAGTACGATCAAGAGGCGTGGGACATGATTATGTTTGCGCTTCGATTGGGGAAACACCCGAGGATTGTAGCGACGACGACGCCGAAGCCGAAGGCATTGATTCGTGACTTGATTGCGCGTGATGGGGCGGATGTGCACGTTACGAGGGCGAGCACGTACGAGAACATTGCGAATTTGGCTCCGACTTTCCAGCAGCAGCTGTTGAAATTTGAGGGCACGACGCTTGGAAGACAGGAAATCCACGCGGAGGTGTTAAATCCTGAGGAGCAGGGGATTATCAAGCGCAATTGGGTGAAGCTCTGGCCGGCGAAGAAGCCGCTGCCGTCGCTTGAGCACATTGTGATGAGCTTAGACACGGCATTTACGGAGCAGACGAGGGACAAAAAGACGTCCGATTCGGACCCGAGTGCGTGTGTAGTGTTGGGATTGTTCTACGAGAACGAGAAACCGAACATTATTTTGCTGGATTGTTGGGAAGACCGGCTGGGGATGCCGGAATTGATCAAGAAAGTGAAGCGTGAGATGGAGGTTTATTACGGGGAGGACGATCAGAAGCCGATTATTCGTCCGAAATATGGTCCTTCTCGGATGTTAAACACGGGCAGGAAGCCTGACACGATAGTGATTGAGGACAAGGGCAGCGGAATTTCGCTCCGGCAGATGCTTTCTAGGGAGGGAATTCTGGCGCATGCGTACAATCCTGGGAAAGCGAGCAAGTTGACGCGATTGCACATGGTGAGTCACTTGTTTGCGGGCGGGATGGTGTGGTTTGTGGAGAGTGAGAAGCGTGCGGGGAGTGTGAGATCGTGGGCGGAGCCGTTGTTGTACCAGTTGTGTTCGTTTTCTGGTGAGGGGACGATCAAGCACGATGACTTGATGGACGCTTGCACGCAGGGATTACGTTTTCTGGCTGATAGGGATATGATAAGCGTGAGTAAACCTAAGCCGGTGCAGCCGCGATTGATTGTGAACGAGCGTCCGAGGGGAAATCCGTATGGCATCTGAGCCGAATGATTTGGATGAAGCGCAGGAAGACCTTGGGGAGATGTTTGAACTTCCCGATGAGGTGTCTGAGATTGAGGACACTGAGGACGGCGGGGCGATTGTTCGTTTTGAAGAGGAGTCCGAGGAGTCTGTTGAGTTGGAGTTTTACTCTAACTTAGCGGAGACGCTGCCTGAGGGCGAGATGGACTCTTTGGCGCAGGACCTTTTGGGTTTGGTGTCGAAGGACAAGGAAGCGCGCAAGAAGCGCGATGAGCAGTATGAAGAGGGAATCCGGCGTACGGGACTTGGAGACGATGCACCAGGCGGCGCTCAATTTCAGGGCGCAAGTCGGGTTGTGCACCCCATGCTTACTGAGGTTTGCGTGGACTTCTCTGCCCGAGCTATTAAGGAGCTTTTCCCGGCAGCGGGTCCGGTAAAGGACTACATTGTTGGCGATCCGACTGCGGACAAGGTTGCAAAGGCATCGCGCAAGAGCCAGTACATGAACTGGCAGTTGACGCAGCAGATGCCGGAGTTCCGTGCGGAACTTGAGCAATTGCTGACGCAAGTACCGCTGGGTGGTGCGCAGTACATGAAGCTGAGCTGGGACTCTGGCAAGCGCCGTCCGGTTCCGCTGTTCATTGGTATTGACGACATTTACTTGCCGTACGCGGCGACGAATTTTTATTCAGCCGAGCGCAAGACGCACGTTCAGTACGTGACGGAGATTGAGTACCAGCAGCGCATTCGCTCTGGGATGTACCGTGATGTTGACTTGGCTCCGACGACGATGGAGCCGGACATCTCGAAGTCTGAGAAGGCGAACAACAAGATTGAGGGTCGGGACGACAGCGCGTACGACGTCGACGGGCTGCGTACGATCTTTGAGATTTATGTCATTTCTGACATAGAGGACAAGTACGGGCTAGCTCCGTACATCGTTTCTCTTGATAAGACGACGGGTAAGGTTCTCAGCATCTATCGAAACTGGCGTGAAGAAGACGACACGCTCGAGGAGATGCAGTGGATCATTGAGTTCCCGTTTGTTCCGTGGCGTGGTGCGTACCCGATTGGCATTCCGCAGATGATTGGCGGATTGTCTGCTGCGGCTACGGGCGCTCTTCGGGCGCTGTTGGATTCTGCGCACATTGCGAACTTCCCTGGAATGCTGAAGCTGAAGGGCGGTCGTGAGGGCGGTCAGTCCGAGCGCATTGATCCGACCGAGGTGAAGGAGATTGAGGGCGGCGCGTTCTCGGATGACATCCGAAAGATTGCGATGCCGTTGCCGTTCAACCAGCCTTCTGAGACGTTGTTCCGATTGCTTGGCTTTTTGATTGAGTCTGGCAAGGGTGTTGTTCGCACCACGATGGAGAACATCACCGACAGCAACGCCAACGTCCCGGTCGGTACGCAGCTTTCGCGTATTGAGCAGGGGATGATGGTATTCAGTGCGATTCATGCGCGATTGCATGATGCGATGGGTCGCACGCTGAAGGTCCTGCATCGTTTGAACGCGATGTACTTGGAGGACGAAGAGGTTAAGGAAGAGCTTGGCGAGTTGATTGTTCGCCGTTCTGACTTTGAAGGGCCGATGGATATTGTTCCGGTTTCGGACCCGAACATTTTCAGCGAAGCCCAGCGGTACGCGCAGGTTCAGGCGTTGGCTCAGCGTGCGGTGGCTTTGCCGCAGATTTACGATCAGCGCAAAGTTGAAGAGCGCATCCTTGATCAGCTGAAGATTCCAAATGCCAAGGATCTGTTGGTTCCTGCTCCGAAGCCGAAGGAGATGAATGCCGTCAATGAAAACATTGCTGCAACTCTTGGGCGTCCATTATCGGCGTTCCCAGAACAGGATCACCTTGCGCACATCCAAGTCCACTTGGACTATCTCACTAGCCCCGTATTGGGTGGCAGTTTCCTCATGTCGGGGACATACATTCCTGTCATTCTTAACCATCTCAAAGAGCATATCGCTCTTTGGTATGCGAATCATGTCTTTGAAGTTGCCTCTAGCGCGATGGGTCGGGACATCTCGGAAGTCCAGCGCGAAAAGGGCAGCCCGGAGCTGAAGCGCAGCTTTGACCAGATGCTGGCGGCTGCATCGCAGCGTGTGGTGCCGGATGCGGCGAAGGCGTTTAGCGCGATCCCGCAGATCGTTCAGCAAGCGATGCAGGTCATGCAGCAGATGCAGGGTATGGGCCCGCAAGATCCGAAGACGGCAGCGCAGATGGCGGAGACGCAGCGCAAGGCTGCTGCGGATCAGGCCAACATCCAAGTCAAGCAGGCGGAGTTGCAGTTGGAGGCGCAGAAGTCGCAGGCTGGTACGCAAGAGCAGGCGGCGAAGATGCAGCAGGCAGCGCAGCGTGAAGTTCTCAAGCAGGATCGCTTGGATCAGCGTCAGGCTGCTGAGCTTCAGGTCAAGATGGTTACGAACCGCGAGGACAACCAGACGGCGAAGGACATCGCTGCTGCGGAAGTTCTCACGGGTGAAAAGGTTGGTGTTTCAACGGGCACGGGTATTAACCCGTAGGAGTGATATATGGCAAACGATTACGTGAATCAGCACAAGATGCTGGCGATGGGCGCGAAGGTTGACGGGCAGAAGATGGCGAAAAGCGCCCCGAAAGGATTGAGCATGGGCTCAAAGGGAGTCAAGGGCGATCCCAAAGCAACGCCCGCCATCATTAGCAAGGGTAAACAAAACGCATGATTGAACGCATCATTGACGAATTGGAGTTGGCCAAGGCTCGCGTTGCACACGATGCGATGAAGCGGCAACTGGAAGGTAAGGATGCTTCGTTTGAATATGGCAAGGCAGTGGGCACTTACGCCGGGTTGCAGGCCGCGTTAACTTACATTGATCGTCTTCTCAAGCAGGAAGAAGAAGACGGAGAGGATTTCTAAATGTCAGCATTGGATGAGGCTTTTCCTAGTGTAGAGCCGGGATTGGTTCCGTTTGGATCTCGAGTTCTGGTGCAGATTCGTTCAGCAAAGAAGACTTCTGCTGGCGGAATTATTCTGCACAATGAGACTCGTGAGACTGAGATCTGGAATACCCAGATCGCAAAGGTAGTCACTCTTGGACCGTTGGCGTTCAAGAATCGCAATACGATGGAGTCCTGGCCGGAAGGTAATTGGTGCAAGCCTGGCGAATTTGTCCGGGTGCCCAAGTACGGCGGAGATCGTTGGAAGGTGCCGTTTGGCAAGGACGGGGAAGAAGAAGCCCTGTTCGTGATCTTCAATGATCTGGACATCGTTGGTGGTGTGGTGGGTGACCCCCTCGCCATTAAAGCGTTCATTTGACACTAATGTCGAAGAGGTGACTTATGTCTGAAAAAGACCAGTTAGTTGAAAACGATGACACTCCCGAGACCGAGGAGTACGTCATTACCGAAACGCCACCTGAAGAGGCCAGTGCTGAAGCTGTTGAGGCAGAGGCTGCGGCTGAAGATGAAGACGAAGACGATGAGCGTCTTGCCGATGCGGACTCTTCTGAAGATGAAGAGTCTCCGAAGGGCAAGCGTGCGCTGACTCCGGAAGAGAAGCGTGCCCAGCGGCAGAACCGCAAGTTCCGCCGCAAGGCTGCGATTGAGCACAAGGAGCGCGAGTTGGCGTTCTTGCGTGCGGAGAACGAAGAGTTCAAGCGCCGCTTGGTCAGCGTCGAACAGCAGACCAGCAAGTTCAATGTCAACGCGGTGGACCAGAAGCTGAGCGAGGCGCTGAACGAAGCGCAGCTTGCTGAGCGGATCATGGCGAAGGCCATCGAGCAGGGCCAAGGTGAAGATGTCACCAAGGCGTTGCAGATTCGCGATCAGGCGCTTGAGCGGGCTCGAATGCTACGAGCGGAGAAGGAGCAGGCGGAAAAGCCGCGCCAGGCAGAGAAGCCCGGCAAGAACCCGCGAGTGGCTGCGTACGCTAAGGAGTGGATCGAGGCTAACAACTGGTACGACCCGTCCGGCAAGGATGAAGACTCAGCGATTGTGAAGGTCATCGACCAGCGGTTGGCTTCGGAAGGGTTCGATCCGTCTACCGAAGATTATTGGATTGAGTTGGACAATCGGGTGGCTCGCAGGCTCCCCCATCGATACGGAGAGGATGCTGGCATGGAAACGGAAAAGCCTGCCCCCAAGGCAGCGGCTACTCGTAAAGGTCCGCCGGTTGGCGGGAAGCGTGAATACGCTGCCCCGTCTACCCGCAAAGAGGTGTATATCAGCCCTGAGCGCAAGCAGGCGCTCATCGACGCAGGCGTCTGGGATAACCCGGACTTGCGTCAACGCTACATTAAGCGTTATGCTGAATATGATCGTAACAATTCTTCTCGCTAAATAAGGGAGCGAGTTATATATGAGCGACGAAAGACTGAAGAAAGTTCTTGGCGAAGGGCGAGAAAACCGGGCTGCGTATGATCGCGTAGCAACTGAGAGTCGCGAACTCTCGGATGATGCTCGAGTTGAGATGTTTCGACAGCAATTTATTCAGGCCGCGTTGCCTGATTTGCCAAAAATTCCTGGTTATCACACTTGTTGGTTAACCACGACGAATCCTAGAGATTCTGTCCAGGCGCGTATTCGGCTTGGTTATGAGCCGATCAAACCCGAGGAGGTTCCCGGTTGGGAATACTGCTCGATTAAAACTGGCGAATGGCAGGGGTTCGTAGGGGTTAACGAGATGCTTGCTTTCAAGCTTCCGATGTCGCTGTACAAAAAGTACATGCACGCGGTGCACTACGATGCGCCCAATCAGGAAGAGGAGCGGCTGCTTGGTACCAATGAAGCCATGCGTGAGCAGGCTGAGCGTGCTGGGTCAAGTCTGGTCGAAGGTGATGGCATGTCGGCAATTCGGGAATCGTCCAAGGTGCGTGCTCCGCAAGAGTGGTAACTTGGTTATCTATTTTCAGAGGATATAATCATGCCTTCGACCAGTGCAGCGTTTGGCTTGCGTCCGGTCTTTCATCCGAGTGGGAT